TTCTTTAAAGGTACGATAACGTGGATCGAATCCAATTGGCTTGATAAACGTCTTCACTGTTTGTGTGTCGATGTTATAGAATGCATACATCTTGCGTTTGTCGTCTGACAAATAATAGATGTGATTCGAGACTGGAGTTGTCCAGTCCTTTGTAGTCTCAACGAATGCTTTCATCAGGCGAATGCCTTGCTAGGAAAACCAGTGGACATACCACCAGTACCAGCAACGAAACCACGAGATGTTTTTGTAGTCATTTTTGACTTAGGAATCTTTCTGGCTTTGACAATCTGAATGTCTCCACCAGTCTTGAGGAATTTCTTCAATGCTTTTTCAGATTCAGTACGCAGTTCAGCTTTGGTCTTTGTTTTATAGAGCACGTTCATAATCAAGTTCCTTTTCAAGTTTGTAGATATATTATACAGCAAACCTGAATTAAAGGCAACAAATAAATGCAATGACCCTACAATCCTGAGGGGATTGTAAGTTGTTGATTTATAAGGGGATTTTAGAGGCTAGAGACCAGCGATAGATCCAGCTGGGGCAATCTGAATACCTGAGCCAAAGAGACGATTGTATTCGTTCTCCATCTTAAGATCAGCGTCTGCACTGGATGCAATTGAATTTGCATGCAGTTTGATCTTACCACTTGCGTATGGCATATATGGAGCCAAGCCAACTCCAACACCCTGCTCAGTTCTCTGCATCATAATTGATGCTGGACTTTCAAGTGTGTAATCTTTATTTTGATCCATACCTTCACATTTAGAAATAATTTCTTCACCACTAATCAATTTAAATACTTTAATCATATCATTCCTCTATAACAAGTTGTTCAATAAATTCTGCTGCCATATTCTGATCAACAAAATATCTTATGTAAAATTTATCTGCTTCGTATAAATTTTGCGCAAGAACCATTATCTGTTTGTTCTTAAACACAGATACTTTAAGGATCCACTCACCACGTCTTACAGTGATAAACGAGATCATGTTTTGGGTTATTTTTGCTTTCATCATACAAGTATTTAGGGAGACCATAATAGTCTCCCTTTTATCGTATGATTTAGATCAATTCATAATCGTCTTTACCAACACCACATTCTGGACAAGTAAAGTCAGCAGGAAGTTCTTCCCACTTACCTTCTCGTTCTTCATCATGGACATGCCCACAAACTACACATACATGTTGTTCATCCATCATAGACCTCCGAGTACATCTTTGTATGCATTAGCATGGCGTTCTTCAACTTTCTTCAAAGCATTGAAACGCTTTTCTGCTTTACGTAACAAATCACTGAATTCAGCAGCATGTCTTTCTGATTCCAGAATTTGGTGACGAGCTTCCATTGATGCAGCTAGATTACCTTCTGTCATGGCTTCAGTTTCAAACTGAGGATACATTGTAGTAAACTCATAGGTCTCTCCATCAATTGCTTTCTGTAAACATTCCTTAGTGGATGGTTTACCGATTAACAATTCAAGATGACCCCATGCATGTTGGAGTTCTTGGTCGGCAGTTTTCCAAAAATGTTTTGCAACATCTTCGTAACCTTCTTCCATTGCAATCCTAGCGAAGTATCGATACTTGATATGAGCCATCGATTCGCCAGCTAATGCACTCTCAAGATTTTTTATTGTTAAAGACATATTATTTCTCACTTATGTTTATAGTCTCTCAGCGACCTTATCATATTCTTCATTAAGAAGTTCTCTCTTACCCTTCTCTTTCACTTCGATTTTCTTTGGTTTCTTGTGTTCTGGAATAATTCTTTCCAAGAATACTTTGAGCATACCATTGAGCATCTCTGCATCCTTTACTTCAACTTGATCGTTGAGAGCAAATGAACGAGTGAAAGCACGATTGGCGATACCTTTGAATAGGTAATCAGAATCATCTTCCGTAGTGTTCCCTTTGATGATCAATTTATCACCATCAAGTTCAATATCAATATCCTGCTTACCGAATCCAGCAACAGCCATCTCGATCTGGTAATTATTCTCACCAGTTTTCTTAATGTTGTATGGAGGATAGTTAGGAATATTCTTTGTCAAATCATCATGCATCTTTGCGATGCGATTGAACTGATCATCAAACCCAACAAAAAACTTATCAAAGTCTTTTAGATGAGCACCCCATGTCTCTGGAACAAATTTTGTAACCATGTTATTCTCCTTATTGTTTAAATGCTTGGCGTGGATCAAATGCAAGGGCAGAAGTGCCAACTGTAGTGAAAAAATCTACAGTGGTCTTAGCCATTGTCTTAGCAAATGATTGCTGAGCATCAATGTAAGTCTGGAGTTGGGATTTAATTTCTTCGTTTTCCACGCAGGTGTCAACGAATTTTGTTTTGATACTGCAAATAGTATCGATGGACTGATTAATAGCTGATAACATATTGTCTCCTTTTCAGCGAGTAATAAAAATGCTACCCCGAAGGCATAGCGGTTTTCCAGCTTACCTTATACTGGCTCGAACTTTCGTGTCGAGGGTGTAATTACACGGACGCCTTATACCGTAGCGACGAACAGCCCTAAGGTGGGACTCTTAGCGATTCATTACGTACATTGTTACTTCGAATCCGAATCGCATATCTGTTGCTGTTGGTGTTGTCCAAGCCATTTTATATCTCCTTAAAGTTAAGTTGTCCAAGTGGACTTATTACTTATAAGATTGTCACAGAAAACACCTAATGAAAATCATTATTCTTAGGTAGTTCTACATTTATTTATGCAGCTGGAGCAGCTTCTTGAGCTTTCGCCATTTCAGCTACTTGTGGTTCACCCTGAGATTTAATTTTATTAATTAGAGTAGCGATCTCTTCAAAAGGATGCTTACCCAAAGAACGAAGAATAGCATTTACTTCATCAACACTCAATTCAAGTTTAATATTCATTTTGATTTCTTTCCTATGTTATATTTTGGAACTAATTCCCACTGGTCTTTTTCTTTGTAAGAGACCACCTTAATTTGAGACAAAGACGCTTTCTGTTCTGCCTGTGTAGCAACTAGAATCTTTAGAAGTTCCCAGTCCTGAAGCAATCCAGCAATAGCATTTCTGCGCTCGATATCTCCATTAGTGATATTTGATTCTTTACCATCTAATGCAAATAATTCTTTGAAGTGTACAATGAAGTATCTACCCTGCTTATGTAAAATATGGCAAGATTGATACAGTTTGTTTTCTTTTCTGGAAGCGATCCCGATGCGGGTAAGAGTCTCACGGACTTTTAGAAAGTTGTCTGGCTCTGGCAGACTCACTTCAAGCATCGACTCTGGTGTCCAGTCGTAGTAAATCATTTCTACAGTCATTATTTTCCACCTTTAAATAATTTTTCTTTTATCATAGTCATTTGGTCATCAGATAAAATACTCAGTGCTTCACTGGCTCTTTCTGATGAGTAACCAAAATACTCTTTTACTAGAGCCATCGATTCACTTTCGGTGTCTTTCTTAGCCCACTTACTGAATCTCTTTTTCTTTGGTATACTATTTAGGAAAAAATAAAACTGCCAGTCCTTTGGGATACTAGCATTACGATTCATCTCATTCGCATGTAGAATCGTATCGGGGAAATATGACAACCCTCTATTCACTAGGAATGCAGAGTAATCTTTCGAAGCTAATGGATCTTCAAATAAATCTTTCTTTGTAGTGTTGATTGCATTAACAAAATCAAATGGGCTCATGATAGGAAACCGACTTCGATTAGATTCTCTTCTTTGACAGCAAACAACTTTCCAGGAAATCTTGAACGTAGTGATTTGTCCAAGTCTTCTTTAGAAGTAGCCTGAGCCAAGAATGTTTTATTCTCTTCTTCATAAACGAAGAAAGTTTCATCGTGCTTTTCAATCACAATCCGAATATAGTTATCTGGAAGGTCATCATCTTCTTCCATCTGTTGATGGTACTCAAGAAGTTTTTGCATTTTGTGTTTTGCAATTACTTCTCTCATATGCCATCCAAACCAGATAGATAAAATCATTGCTACTAAGAGTACAAGTATATCCATATCGTCCTCACTTGAATTTACACTGAGCCATAATTTCAGTCAGTGCTGCCATAATATTTAGTTCATGGTCAGCCACAAATGCTGCTTTGTACTGATAATCAGCGAGGATTAGTACGAGTTGAGGGATACTTGCTTGGTCAATATTAGTTGATGCAGTATCATACAATTCTCGGAAGAGTGCAACTGTATCGGCATCAGAGTTCTTAGCAACCCACTTACGTGTTTCAGTGAAGTCTTTTTCTTTAAGAAGTTTTACCAAACCCTTAAATGATTCCTGAGACATGTTGACCAGAATACCAGAATCAATCTTACCTGATACTGAATATCGTTGGAGTTCATTTAGAATCCTACGATAATCTGGAAAGTGTTTTGTGATAAGTTCAGCAACAACCTTTGGGTCAAACTCAATGGACTCTTGCTTAAGAATCTGCACTGCACGTTTAAAG